TGTGTGAACAATGCCATGCCACCCAGATAGTTTGTTCTTTACCACATTGATGTGGCGTTGATTGTCTTCTTCCTCTTGACCCTCAATTGTAGGGTTCTTGGAGATCATAATCATAAGGTCAGCTTCTGCTGCCTTACCTGTACGTGAGCCTTCCATCATGGCTTGGTTGAGTACAACCTTACCCTCTGCATCAGCAGATAGTTGAGACATGTAAAATACTGCACACTCTTGTTGCTTTGCAATCTGACGTGCGTGTATGGCGTTAGCTTTCAATGCTTCATCAGGACGTGAGAACCCAGCAGTACGGGCAAACTTATCGCCCATGTCTAGTATGATAATATCTGGCTTGTAAGACTTGCATACAGACTCAACCCAATTCATGTCACGACCTGTCGCATCTTTAAACATTAGATTAGGTTTAATCTTTAAAAAAGATTGTAGTGCTTTCTTTCTAATCTGTGGATCTTTTAACTGGTGTTTGTCATAGCCGCTTACAGCATTGATGTAACGCATTACTACACGTCCATAACCTTCCTCATTACACAGTACAATTACTCGTGCACCTTGATCACAAAACCCATTAGGTCCAGCAACAAGTGATGCATGAAAGGATGTCTTACCTGTGTTAGGACGTGCACCTATCTCGATTAAGTGACCAGCATTGATACCCTCAACTTTACGTGTCAATGTAGGGATGTTGAATATCCAACGTGCCTCAAGGTCATTGAGTTCCATGATGGTATCAAAGTCAATGTCTTCCCACTCAACATTTAGATTAGGTGTGAAGTCATCACCATACTGCTCAAGCATCATACGTAGTGGCTCAAGGCTAGTCTTGTCACCGTTTACGTAGTCGAAGCCAAGGTTGGCAATGTCTTCACCTACTACCTGTTGGAATAGCTTAGACAGCACCTCTTGTGCTACGTCACTGCCCATTGGCTGCTCTTTGCTTACCTGACGAAACAGGTGGCTGTAAGCAGTCTTCTGTGCTGTTGTAAGAGTAGGGTTGTTCGCCATGAACAATGCCTCAATCTCTGCTGGTGTAACTGTACGTTCATAACGATCCATAGCAGTGTCAATAGACTGCTTGATCTTGCGTACATCTTTACTGAATAGTCTGTCAGGACAACGTGCACCACGATGCTCGTCATAAAAGTCTTTGTCCATCAGACTACGTATCAATGATAATTCCATGTGTTAGTCTCCTTAGCAGTTGATGTAATGTGCATGGTTTATGTAAAACGACACGCCCATTTCATAGTTATCTGTTTCGTGTTGATACAACGCAGACAATGAGTCTGCTACATTCTTGACTAGCTCATATTTATCTTCATTTGATATTTCAGAACCCAGTCCAAAGTTAACAGGGATAGCGGTAACAACATTCTGCCAATGCTTATGTATGTCACTGCCACCTTCGGTCTTCTCGCCTGTGGGTTCATAACGGTTTTCGTATACAAATACAACAGCATCGCTGTGATTGTATACTGTTATCTCTATTGTCTTATCCTCAAAAATCATATTAGTCTCCTAGTGTTGTAAGGTTTTCAAAGTCGGTAGGGTTACGGTATTTTAAATCGTCACGCAAGTACAGGATCTTGATTGTATCCACATACTGACGTAGCTCTCGTGCAAACTGCAGTGTCTTGGGTAAAGCATCGGGGTCTAATGCAATTATTGCTGTTGAGAACTGCGATAAGTACCTCTTGTGTCCATTGGACAATGATGTACCCAACACTGCGACCCCGACATATACACCACCATCACCTACAATAGCGGCACTCACGCAGTCCTCAACAACTACAGCCGTTTTACCACGTCCAGCAGCGTATGGCAAGTCACTTTTACCATATCTTTTCCACTTAGGTATACGTTTACCCAGTGATCTGCCTGTGGCATCGACTGTAACTCCGTTATGTACAACAGGGAACACCACACGATGTTCCTTAACGTCATACAACAAGCCTAAATCTTGTGGGTCTAGCTCCCATTGGTCACAGAAGTCTCTGATCTTTGCATCATCACGTACAAACCAATCTGGTTTTGAGAATGTTGATACATGTGTCTCTTCTGCAACACTACCCAATGACTTACGTATGTCATCAGCAGTCAGTTGAGTACGTGTGCCACCCGACACACTGCACCCAGCTTTGTAACAGTTCCATATGATCTTACCCATATTATTAGTAATAGTAAATGTATTCTTAGTATTACATGACGGGCATGTCATACGTTTAGTTTGACCATTTACTAATGCTAGATCATCTATAATACTTTGTATATTCATGCTGTATCACTTTCTATGTTGTTCGCTCCACTCAAGGATACACTTACGTTTCTCTGTGTCAAGGCACTATTTGCACTAATGTACGTATGCTTCATGTATGGTTTCACAGAAGACACATGATTGTGTCCTGTCACCGCCATAACTTGGGGCAATGGTACACCAGCATCAACCATCTGTGTTACACCTGTCCTACGTAAATCCATAAGACGTAACTCTTCGGGTAGTTTAGCTAGACGCATTACCCTTCTACCCACTTTGGATAGTCTTTCCATAGCATAAGGGTTATACGAACCATCCGTAGGTCTAGGATGTGGGGCAACGTAGTCTTGAAAACCAAAGTCAGTACGCTGTTCATTCAACATGTGTAATAGATCCTCTGATATTGGTAGCTCTACGTCAGCCCTACGTTTACTCTGCTCAAGTGTGAGCTTCTGTGTACGAAAGTCAATGTTATCCCACGTCAACATACGCATGTCACCTAGTCGCTGACACCACTCATATGCCATCTGTACAATCAGGCCAATGTTACGATACTCAAAGTCGCTGTATGCTACGTCAAGAAACTTGACAACATCATCATGTGTCCACACTACCTTACGCTGTGCAGCAGACTTACGTTTGATGTTTGCCCAAGGATTGTACGTAGTATGCTCCATCTGTATGGCATAGTTGTACACCCTACTGGCACATGTTGCCGCATGATTAGCGAAACTGATGCCACGTTTGACCCACTCTTCATATGCTTGCTTTGCAACCTTAGAGGTAACGTGTTCATACTTACGCCACCCCATAGTCTGGTGCAGCACAGTTAGAAAGTACCTGTAGTCAACCTTAGTCGAGTGACGTAAAGCATTGAAATCATTAGACATATAGTAATAGTTAATGAGATCTGTGACCTTGCTGCTGGACTTTATTCGTACAACTTGTGATTGTTCTTCACGCCATGTGTCAATTGCTTTATTGTGATCACGAACAATCTTGCGTACTTGTTTTAAATCTGTTCCGTACTCCTCACGTTTGACCACTCCCTCATCAACAAGGTTCTGTGGTGGGTTAAAGCGGTATGAGATCACCCCAGAGGGTGAAGCTCGTTCTTGTACGTAGCGTGGCAGTTTAGGCATACGTATCTCCTTCATTGCAATTTAAAAGAAGTAATTCCTTGTCTGGTCTGTACACTATTCTACTTTTTACCCAAGCAGATTGCTTCTCTGCTTTCCTTACTTCAGCTACCATAGTAGAACTAAGCTCTTGCAGTTCGTCTTCATCCCAATAAGGCATACGTAAGGCTTTCTTGTACTTATTTTTTAGCCAAGAATGTACGTGGTGTATACGTTCCAGCACACTGAATAGCCTAAGATTACCAAGTGCATTGTTGCACTCTTCACAAGAGGGAAGCTTGTAGAAATTCATTTCTTTCTTAGCCTTTTCATTTGCACTATCCGTCCATGATATAGGCGGCACGTGATCTAATGTAGATGCGGGTATACCACAGTAAGTACAATTTCCGTAACGACTACCCCTAATTTCATAGAGGTAATCGTATTTAAGTATTAAATTATTTCTATGATTTGTTTGGTTCAACTACGCAGCCTCCAAGGTTACAAACCTATCATCAGATACCCACTTGGATACCTCTTGCTCACGTGACCACATGCTTACAGCTTGAGTGTCATTGCCAGTGTTACGAAGGTTGAAACCATTACGCTCATCAGCATAGCTGGCATAGTTGGTGAAGGCAGAATACAATGCCCACTTGTTGTGACCACGTTGTGAAGCTTCTTGCATGTACAAGCTGTACATCTTCTCAGACTTACGCTTGGATGCAATCATGCTGTCGAGCAGTGAGCTTACATCTACATACTTGAGGTCAGTCTGTGCCCACACTTGCATCTTGCTGGCTTCTTCGTAGAAGTCCTTACGTGCACGTGTCAGTTCATAGATGAAACTTTCCATAGTAAAGTTAGATGTGTTCTTCTTACGCACTTTGTCATACTCCCCTCTAATCATTCCATTGGTACAAAAGAAATCAATAGCACCAAAGTACACCTGATTGCTGCACGACCCATCAATACCATGTAATGATATAATACGATTGCCAATCTCAGTGCTGTGTTTGTCTGTCTCAATGACAGTCTTCATGTTGGG